CAGCTGTAACCTCGAATATTAGCGCTGGTGCTTTCTACCTTAATGTTTATCAAACTGCAAGTTCTGCTAATGGAGCTGCAGTTCAGTTTGCAATCGCTTACGGTAATATTAATGGATCTGGATCTAAACTCTATAACAATCTAGTTCCAGGAGTAACTCCCTCTTTAACTACCTACCGCCAGTACGAAACCCTCGTATATGGAGCTGCCCTTTCCGGATCAGTACAAGGATTTAATTTCGGAGGCTTAGCCGCTAATGCACCTGATATTTTTGCAATCAACGTTGATAGAAATAGGTATAAGCAAACACTCTTCCCCGGAACGTTTAACTTAAGCCTTTCAGGTCCTGGAGGGCAGATCACTATATGTGATAACAGTAACAACGTAACCACCGTGACCTACCTCGATTGCGGAAGAGTTTTTAACTTGGTATCAGGATCTTTCGGCAGTGCTGTTAATTCTTCAGTGCCCGGAGCAATCGCACCCGGATATACAGTATCAGGATCTTATGGATTTTTCCTACCAGATATTGGAACTATTATTCTGAATCCTAGTGCACTCGCCCTATCTCCTGTACTCGGAGGAATTAGTCTACCGCTAGATCGAGCTAATTATGGAGTAGTTTCTGTAAACGCTAGTGCATCTTATACCTCCACCAACAATACAATACTATTTCAAGCAATTTCTAGTAGCGCCAACTTCCAGCTGAACTCAGAAGAGACAATTTCGTCTGATTACGTCTTCGTAAGAATAGGTAATGCTGATTATAACTACTCTGCAAACCCCACATTTATTTCCGGATCAGGAGCGGTTCTATGGCCTACAATGATTTATAGTCCGCAGACATACATTACTACTGTAGGCTTGTACAACGATAATAGCGAATTGTTAGCGGTAGCAAAAATGTCCGTACCCCTTGTAAAAGACTTTACAAAAGAAGCATTAATTAGGGTTAAATTAGATTGGTAATAGAAAAAAATGAGTAGAGCAGCAAATAGTCTAAAGACTTCTGATGTCATCACTACTCCTATCAAGCTAAAATACGAGTCTTCATTCGAATCCGCTTCGTTTGCAGAGAATGGTATTAGGTTTTTGAAAGGAATAAATGGACCTGTGACTATTACAGGATCCGTATCCCAGGAGACGATTAATTATTATTCAATCCGTCACCTTTACTATTCAAACTTTCTAACAGGATCCTTCCCCGTTTCTGCATCGTCTGCCGATAACTTTTTACAGTCTACTGCCGCTTCCGGAAGTAACGACTCGGATAACAGATATTTTCCAACTCATTCCGGTGCCGAGATAACCGTATTATCCATCCCTAGAGGAGTTTATGGACAGCAGATATCAAGAAAGAGTTTTATTCTAAGCTCATCCAACTACTTTATAGTAGACGATGGAAACGGTAATTTGGTAAATTTCTCTAGTATACCTTTAGGATATATACAAAATGGGTATTTCGGTACGAGCGGGTATTTTGTTAGCGGTACCGTTCGCTTCACTCCTACCCCTGTAGGAAATATAATATATCCCCAAGGAATGGCTATTATAACAAACCCGGACTTCCAAGCGTTCTTTAGGTAGTTTTACAGTGGTTGATATTTATATATAAAGTAACTAGACAATGGGATTAATATTTCGTACTTCCTCGCTCGCCAATACAGGGCTTACAACTATAAAGAATATTCCCCTAACTTTCGAAGAAGGGGACGGAAACTTTGCCTGGCTTGCCGCCAATCTATCTGCAAGCTTAGTAGAAATCTCAGGAGCCGTAAGCCTGTCTGGTTCTTTCAAAATCCCTACTTTAACAACCACCAATCAGAGTAATGTAGTAACGGTAGATATCACTACAGGACAACTCTACTATACCGCATCTTCTGCATTTAGCGGAAGCGGTGGTGGTCCTACTGTATCAGCTTCCTATGCACTGAGCTCATCATATGCATTAACCGCATCTTATGTCGTAAGCTCCTCTTACGCCTTAACAAGCTCATTTGCAGTATCCGCTTCTTATGCATTGAGCTCTTCTTATGCATTGAGCTCTTCTTATGCATTGAGTTCTTCTTACGCACTCTCTTCTTCTTATGCATTAAGTTCTTCTCTTACAACAAGCAGCTCTTATGCACTAAGCTCTTCTTTTGCAATCTCTGCCTCATGGGCCCCCTCGACAACAGTAACACTAGCCGTATCAAGCAGCGGATCTACTATCTACTCTATAACCCCCCTTACAAGCGGAGTAAGTGTAGAAAATGGAATATTCTTAGGAGCAAATGCCGGAAAAGATTCAACATACGCTAATCGATCAAACTTCTTAGGACTCGGCGCAGGCTTCCAAGCAGTGAGTGCTAGTGATTCAAACTTCCTAGGATACCAGGCTGGCTATAACGCAGACGACGCTAGTAGTTCTAATTTTATAGGAAACAGAGCAGGAGAAAACGCAACATTCGCTAATCTGTCAAATTTCTTAGGCTTTTTCGCTGGATACAATGCAGTCAGCGCAAGCCAGTCTACTTTTATTGGATACTTCGCCGGTAGCGGTGCAACAAACGCCGACCGATCTGTGATGATAGGTTCGAACGCCGGTCAAGCTGCTATAAGCGCTTCAAACTGTATTTTAATTGGAAATACAGCCGGACGTAACTGGACAACCAATGGTGTAGGTAATAATAATATCATTATCGGAACAAATATTACTCTTGACGATAATAGACAAGATTCAATAAATCTAGGAGGAGTAATTTTTGCTACCGGATCTCACTCTTCTCTAATAGGCAACTCTTACTCAGGTTCAATGCCCGATGCTAGAGTAGGTATTAATAAACCCCTCCCCGACTATACTCTAGACGTAAGCGGTAGCGTAGGATTGACCTCAGCGCTCTACCTTAAACCGTCAAATCCTCTCCCTTCAGGATCTATAGGAGCTCTTGCAGTATCACAGTCTAGTTTATATTTTTATAATGGCGCCTGGACCCTTATAATCTAACATACTCGGTTGCGTCAAAATAGATAAAATATGGCTGTTAACGATATATGGAACCTGGTCGCCGACTTCTGGAATACAACGCCGCTATATTGGAACACGTTCAATCCAGGCGCACCCTATGCCCTATTCTTAACAGCAGAAACCACTATCTATCAAAACGAAGTAAAGTGCCGGGTATCAGAAAATGACTTTAATTTTTCACAAAATCCTACTGTTTTTGTTAGGAAAGAAATTATCTCAGGCTCAAGCGCACTCCCCTTTTTCGGTCCGGTAAGCGGATCCGGTACGCCAATCAGTTCATCTTTTGGACAGATAGTGGACGGAACGGTGTACGACTTTATAACTGGTTCCGAATTTCGTCCCTATACTACAACTATTGGACTATATAACGAAAATAACCAACTTCTCGTTGTAGGAAAGCTTGCAACACCTTACCCTATCCCCGCCAACACCGATATGACTTTTATTGTAAAGTGGGATAGTTAATTTTTTTATCTTATGTCAGAAAAATGGTTTACGTACGAAGACGGAAATGTAACTGAATACGATTCTGTAGATAAATTTCCTGAAAAATGTGTTGGTTTTATTTACAAAATTACCAACATTAGAACAGGAAAATTTTATATCGGTAGAAAATCTCTTTTTTCAAACGTTAAGAAAAAGCTAACTAAGAAAGAGCTTGCAGAACATACTGGACCTGGTAAAAAACCTACAAAAAAACTCGTAACTAAAGAGTCTGACTGGGAAAACTATTGGGGATCCAACAAAGTATTACTACAGGAGATTAAAGACAGTGGAACAAAACATTTCCGTAGAGAAGTACTTAAATTCTGCTTCAATAAAAAACAGCTAACCTACTGGGAAGTACACTTTCAGTGCGTGAACGAAGTACTTCTATCTGATAGATCCTATAACGATAATGTTCTTGCCAAGTTCTTCAGAAGAGATTTGGTAATATCAGAGTAAGTCCTTATACTTACAGTTATAGAATTAGTGTACATGGAGCAATCCCGCCTAGTCCTTGGACTCTTACATAGTGTTTTAGGTAAATCTAAACCATCTACCAAAGGCAACCACGCCTTTCACTGTCCTTTTTGTAAACATCACAAACCTAAGCTTGAAATAGATCCTAAGAGCGGTTTTTTTCATTGCTGGACTTGTGAACCTGCTACTAAAGGACGTAGCTTAGTATCGTTACTGAGAAAACTACATGCAAGTCCTGCACAGATTACCGAAATGAAAACCTACTTCCCTGATAGTAGGGGAGAGGTAGAAGAGAAGAAGTATGCAGTCGTACAATTACCGAAAGAATTTTTATCTTTATCGCAGAGCAGTACCAAATTAACCTACCGTCAAGCTAAAGCTTATGTTAAAAGCCGGGGGATAACCGAAGAGGATATTTTAAAGTACAACATAGGTTACTGTGAGAAAGGAAGGTATGCTAATTCTATTATAGTACCTTCTTACGACAAGAACGGCCGTATAAATTATTTTATTTCTAGATCGTTTGAAAAGGATCCAGCACGTAAATACAATGCACCCTCTTGCAATAAAAACGAATTAATAGGCCTTGAATACTTCATAAACTGGAACGTACCCGTAATTTTATGTGAAGGTATATTTGACGCTATTGCTTTGAAGCGAAATGCTGTTCCGTTGTTCGGTAAAACCATACCGCGTGCCCTCATGCTCAAGCTTGTAGAGAATAATGTTAAGACTGTATATCTTGCACTCGATAACGATGCACTAAAAGAGTCTTTCAACTATGCTCTTGAATTAATCAACTTAGGAAAAGACGTCTACCTTATTGAACTCGGAAGTAAAGATCCTTCAGAAATAGGGTTTGAAGAAACAACTAAGTATTTACATACCGCCAAGCAGCTTACCTTCGGTGAACTGTTACTTAAAAAGATGCAATTATGTTAATTGAACAAAGATCAGACGAATGGTTTCAGTTGAGAAGAGGTAAGATTACAAGCTCAGAAATCCATAAGATTATGGGAGAGAAAGGTCTTACTGAAACCGCTAAAAGCTATCTGCTTGAGAAGGCTTGTGAACATTTCGGAGGAGTTACAGAACCTGCACACGGACAGGCTCTAGAATGGGGTACAGAATTAGAGCCCGTAGCTATTGAGCATTATGAAAAGCTTACAAACACTAAAGTGGAGAAAGCTTCTTTTATTGCTGCAAGTGAATATTACGGAGGATCTCCCGACGGAATAGTTAAACCAAAAGGAATAATTGAGGTAAAATGTCCTTTTAAGTCCGCCAACCACTTCAAGCACGGAATGATAGATACTCCAGCCAAGTTTAAAAAAGCAGCCCCGAACTACTACTACCAGTGTATATCAAACATGATATGCGCCGAAGCCACGTGGTGTGACTTTATTAGCTTTGATCCTCGCGTGTCTTCTGACTATCAGATGTTTATATTCAGATTAGAATTAGACAAAGAAGAAGCAGAGCTAATTAAGGAGAGAGTACAGATAGCGGTAGAGTATATGGAAGGTCTCAAAAAAGAGATAAAAAAAGCAAAACCCAAGTTGCTTCTAGGGTAGATATTTATTACTAGTATGATTAATGCTAAATTACTAGGAAAAAGAATCGCCGAAGCTCTTGTGAATGAACCAGGTCCTTGTTTTTATCCTGGAAGATTCAAACCACCGCACAAAGGACATTACGAAGCCGCTAAGGCTCTCGCAGCAAAAAACTACATCACTCAGGTATATATTATCATAAGTAAGAAAGTTGTTGACGGAATTACGCCGGAAGACTCGCTTATGATTTGGAATATGTATTTAAAAGCGGAACCGAATCCAAAAATTACGGTTAGGATCTCTACTGATGAATCCCCTATCGTAACTATCATAAATTTTCTAAAGAAAAATCCTACCGCAGATCCGGTGTATGTTACGGTAGGTGAAGATGAAGTGGATGATGTTGAGTACGGTAAAGCTTTGCAGCAGCAGTTTGGCGATAGAGTTAAGACAATTACAGTACAGGAAAGAGCCGGTGAAATTACTGCTCCGCACGTTAGAAATATTCTCGCAACAGGCGATTTTGAAGCTTTTGTAGAAGCCGTTCCTGAAGCTGCTTATAATAAAGGCGCTGCACCGAAAATTTTTAAAATGCTCGCTGGAAAAACAAAAGGAAATGAACCAGAAGAATCTTGATACTATAAAACATTTCCTTGGCTTTTGTAAAAAAGAACTAGAGATTCAATCTCTTCCTAATATTTCTTTGGTAAGAGATAAAAGCTTTGTGGAGAGGAGTAGATCTTTCGGTGAATATAATCCTAATGGAATGTCAATAAGGGTGTTTACCACAGGGAGAAACCTTGCTGACATATGTAGAAGCCTTGCACACGAACTTGTACATCACCGTCAACACGAACTAGGACTGATCTATAACGCTGCAGGCGAGACTGGTACTGAGATTGAAAACGATGCCAATTCTATTGCCGGCATTCTAATGAGAGAGTACGGAAAGTTAAACTTAAGTGTTTACGATTTAGATTCGTCAGGTATAAAAGGTTTAGCAGAAGGAAAGCAGGTAGGTACTTTGTACCATTTTACCTCCTACACAAGTTTAATTAAAATTATTAAGAGCGACTTTGTCTTAACAACCACACAGACAGACATACAACCATACGTCTCCTTTACCAGGAATAAGAAATTTCAATCAGATACAATTTCTACTCAAGCAAGATTAACTATCGATGGAGATCAGCTATCTAACAAGTATAAAATAACTCCACACGCGGATACAAAAGCGGGATACGGTAGAGGATCTCAAGACGAAGCTGAAGAAAGGATTAGTTTAGTGAAGTATCCAAACGGAGTAGATGTCTCAAGATACCTCATAGAGGTAACCTTAAGAAAAATTAACACAGCTTTTGATTGGGAAGACCCAGACTCTTTCCAAGATACGGAAGATTTTGTAGAACCTCCCAGTTTAGAATCCTACAACGAAGTACTTAAATTGTTAAAAGATAACGGAATACCTTACAAAATAGTCGATAGATACTAGTAATTGTTATGGAAAATAATCTCAAAAAGGAATTTGCACCTAGAGACGTGCAGAGAATGCGAAATATTATTACCGGTGATACTGGTGCTAGGACTCAAATACAGACCGGATACGAAAAAAAGACTGAAGTACATAAAGAAGGAGATGTTTGGATAGAAGAAGGTAAAACTTGGACTATCAAAAACGGGATTAAAATGACCGTTACCAAGCTTGACAAGATTAAAGACTTGGTTCTCATGCCGTTATGCTGTCCGGAGTGTAATAACGTAATGAAAATCGATGAGTATAATAAAAAAATGTGGGGAATTCATAGAAAATGCTTCGATTGCGTAATTAAAATGGAGTCTGAGGTTAAGAGATTAGGTAAGTGGGATGAATATTCGGCAAATATTATGAACCGTAATAAGAACGCTGAGCTAGATGACTTAGAAGTAGCATTAGAACAGTGGGTAGACGAGCAGGATTCTTTTGTTTCTGAACAAGGAGAGGTGGAAAAATGGGGAGGAGGTGATAAAAACGCCATATACAAGCAGGTTAAGGCTGAAATTGCTGAACTAAAGAAACGAGATATTTATAATGGAAAAAATTTAGACGGAAATGCCATTTAAATCACAAGCCCAACAGCGATTTATGTTTTCTCAGCACCCGAAAATCGCTAAAAGATGGGCAAAAGAAACTCCGAGTATGAAAAGCTTACCTCAATACGCACCTGAAGGACAAATGATGCAAGATAATTGGGATCATCCCGGATGTGAGGATAAGATTGGTAAAATGTTTGTAGTCTTGAAACCAGGCCCGGAGTCGATGCCTGATGATATTATGCATCAGACACACGCTTTCGGTATGGGACAGTTTGAGCCTCAAAGTGTTCACGGAGTTTATAATGACGAAGAAGAGGCAAGACTAGTTGCTGAAGCAGCTTGTACTGAACTTCGCAAGCACCTTGAAGAAGTAGAGAAGAAGAAAGACACTGTTCTCAGTAAAATCGACAAACATATTGCTAGACTTCAGAAAGAAATCAATGCTCACATGAAAGAAGCTACTGAAATCCCTGAAATGTCTGAAAAGCATCATGAACTTGCTGAAAGAAAGATGGCAACAATTAGAGGTTTACGTGATAAACACAAAATGGTTAAAGCTGCAAAAAAGCAATTACCCGAAATCGAAGAAAAATGATGGAACAATTTGGAATCTTTATCGGCACGTTGATGCAGAGCCGTAATCAAGCTCACATTTATCACCTACAGACCTCTTCTTATGCTCAGCATATAGCCCTACAAGGCTATTACGAAGGTATCATTCCCCTTATCGATGGACTAGTGGAGAGTTTTCAAGGGAAGTACGGAATTCTACGCGGTTACAAGATGGCAGGAACTATTAAGGAAGATGAAAACGCTTTAATATATTTTGAAGGTCTCTGCAAATTCATAGAGACGGTGATCCCTGGACTTCCTCAAGATACTTTCCTTGTAAATCAGTATGACGAGGTGATGACCCTCATTCAATCTACGAAGTATAAGCTCAAATTCTTACACTAATGCTCGACGAAAAGAAAGGTACATGCTGTGGTAAGTGTGGACACGTACACGTTAAGGGCACTAGTTGCCCTAAACCTTTTTTAACAGGAAAAAGTCACTGCAGTAAGAGAACAAATGAAATGCACACGATGGATCATGACGGTCCTGACGAGTTTCATCAAGTACATGCTGATGTAGAAGAGTCTATTCAGGAGATGAGCTTGACTTCAGCAGGCATTCCGGAATTTTTAGAGTTTATAAAAGCTAATCCAGAAGCAATAAATTATTTAAAATTTGCTTCTTATGATGCATTAGTTGATTACATAGAAAATAACGATGTTGAAGACTGGTATGAGTTGAAGCAAGAGCTAGAAGACTATAAGAATACTCAAGGCATAGACGAAACAGAAAACTTCTGTACTGCCTGTCTTATGGAGTACTTAATGGAGTACGAGCATAAGCTTGAAGAAGCTGAGTATAGAGGACGTAAAGTGTCCCTAGGTAAGCCGTTCTTAACCCCAGGCGGTCCTAAGAAAAGATCAGTATACGTTAAGAACGCAAAAGGAAATGTTGTTAAGGTTAACTTCGGCGACCCTAACATGAAGATAAAAAAGTCTAATCCTAAGAGAAGGAAAAGTTTTAGAGCAAGACACAAATGCAGTAACCCTGGACCGAGATGGAAAGCCCGTTACTGGTCCTGCAAAGCCTGGTAGTATGATTAAGCTTTTAGATATACTAACCGAAGCAAAAGAAGAGAAAAAACCTCTCGAAGAATTTGCTGAAACTAGAGAGAAAGGTGCTGAAAAAATAGCAAAAAACGCCAAAGAAAAGGGCGGTTTCTCTATGTTGACTTATCACCACTTTGTCGTTAAGCTTCCGTACTACAAGAAAGCAGCAGAAGGAAAATTAGATTTCGAAAAAGCTAAGAAAGAGTATCACGAGCTTGTAGAAAAGCTTCATAAAGCTACAAAAGGTGATATGAAAATACAGCAAGTAGAGTTTCAAAAACTTGTTGGAAAGATAGAAGTACTAGGCGAACTTCTTATTAAAAATAAAAAATGATCAGACTCGGAGACATACTAAGAGAGATGATCGAAGAAAAAGAAGATCGCTGTCTTCGTATTGCTCGCCGTAAATACGATAAACCTTCTGCATACCGTTCAGGTGCAATTGTTAGATGTCGTCAAGGTAAGATCTGGAAAGGACTAAAAGAAGACGATATTACCGAAGAAAAAGAGTCTTTACATAAATGGTTCTCTAGACAAGGAGGTTCAGGAAGCAGTAAAGGATGGGTAGACTGCAATACGTGTCGTTCGGTAGATGGCAAGAAAAAATGTAAGTCATGCGGCCGTCAAAAAGGCGAAGACAGAGCTAAATACCCTTCATGTCGTCCAACTCCTTCTCAATGCAGCCGTCCGGGCAAAGGTAAAACTTGGGGGAAAACAAAATGATCAAGCTGATTGACATATTAAACGAAGTCAAAGAAGGTGTTCACGACCCTGTCAAACCCGGAATCCTCAAGAAAAGACTAGGAAAACTCTCTTGTTCTAGAGTAAGATCTGCTAAATCTAAGCTAAAAGACAAAGGGACTCACTACGCAAAAGCACTTCAAAGGTACCTTAACTATCACTGTTAACTATTTATTACTATGATAAAGCTAGCAGAAATAATCGGAAAATGTAACGAATGCGGACGTGATTGGAATCACGGCCACGACCACGAAGCTGGTATGGCTAAAAATGAGTTAAGAGATATGATCTCTAACGCTTCTAAGATCGATCAAATGGTTAAGGAAGGCGATAATCTTCCGGGCTGGATTTCTGCTTACATTTCTTTAGCTGCCGATTATATGCATTCAGTAGCCGAATATATGGCTGGCGAAACCGGTAGAATGGATGAACCTGGTCCTGGATATGGAATGGAAGAGGCAGCAGTACGTAAAACTCGCGGCGATAAAGGAAGAATGCATAGTGCTAGTAGTAGAGACTACGGAGTTCCCTATACTCCAAAAACTGATTATAGAGTAGGTCAGAAATTTCATCATAAAGAACACGGAACTGGAACAATTATTAAGGTAGAGCCTTCTACACCGAGAGATCAAGCTATTGAGAAAGGAGCAACAATCTACGTAGAATTCGTTAGAAAAGATCAACACGGCAATAACGTTAAAAAGAACGTTAAATTAAAAGTTAGAACCTTAGATCCAAGTGAAAGATAGTGGTTAGGTTAGTAAACATATTAAAAGAGGTACTTCACAAGACTCAAATCATGAAAATGGCTAGAGATATTGCAAATAGCCAAGCCCGTAGAGGTGAGTCACCAAAAGAAGCGATCGATTTTGCAGCTAATTCAGTAAAATTAAAATACGGTTATGACTTATCGGATGAAGATAAAAAAAGTTTAGAACACTGGGTATTTGTACATCCAAACTTTAGATAATATGAAACTCGACAAACTAAAAGGACACATTCCTGACGCGGTAATTGCTCAGATTCCTGAAGTAATCGCTAAATTCGGATTTGATACTCCCGTTAAGCTTGCCCATTTTCTCGCCCAATGTGGACACGAATCAGGCGGCTTTAAAGTAGTAAACGAAAATTTAAACTACGGAGCGAAGGGTCTTCTAGGTATTTTTAAGAAGTATTTCCCTGACGAGGCTAAAGCAAAATTATACGAGCGTAAGCCTGAAAAAATCGCCAATCTCGTTTACGGAAACAGAATGGGAAATGGTCCGGAAACTTCAGGTGAGGGTTGGAAATACCGCGGACGCGGCTATATTCAATTAACCGGTAAGAATAACTATGCCGAATTCGATAAAGTAGTTACCGAAAATATTATTGAAAATCCAGACCTAGTTGCTACGAAGTATCCATTACTTTCAGCTGCTTGGTTTTTCCATAAAAACTGCCTCGGTAGATGTAAAGACGCTACCGATGCATCCGTTACAGCCGTTACAAAATGCGTAAATGGCGGTACGATTGGATTACCAGATCGCCTAAAACACTTTAAAGAGTATCACGCTCTATTAGCTTAATATGACAAATAGAGATATTATAAGAAAACTAATCCTTAATGAAGTAGAGAGGATGGAACCAAAGGTAAAATCCTTTGAAGACGATCCTATCAGTTTTATTCTACAGAAATATCCAACCCTTAGGAAGACTCTTGAGATGTTAATGACTCCTGCTTTCAAGGATTACATTACCGGCATTTATATTACTGCACCAAAACCAACCACCTTTAAAGTTGTTCTTCATAACGGACAGTATTTTACTCTAACCTTCCTTGGAAAGGCTTACGAGGCAACAGTCAATGGAAAGAAGTTCTACCTGCAGACAATTGGGGAAAGAGAGAGATGTATCAATGCTATAGCTAGGTCGTTACAAACGGGAAATCCTATTGAGACAAAGGGTCCTGAAGGGGAAGAGAAGACATCTGAACCGGAAGAAGCTCCAGAAGAAACTTCGGCAGAAGAAGAAACAGCAGAAGAAACAGAATCTTAAAATAACCCCTCTAGAGATAGTATCTTTATGTTTATAATAAATTTAAAAAAAAAATATGAAAAAGTCACTACTTAGCGAAGTTCGCAAAATGCAAAAGATTGCCGGTATTTTAAAAGAGGATGAAGATTTTGCTCAAAAATATGATGAAGCAATTAGGTGGGCCTACGAAATGACTCCTGAACTTATGTACGAAGATGGCGAGTTTGGAGATGATGTTGAAAGTTTAATTCAGGCAGAAGAAGAGTTTATAGCTTTACTACAATCAGAAGAGATTAATCCAGAAAGTACTCATGCCTATAAACGTTTTTGGAATCACGCACTTTCTTATGCCAAAGATCACGGCGTTACTGATTTAGAAGATTTTAAAAATTGGTTTAAAGACACTGCTGTTGAATCACAAGCATATTTAAACGTTTTTGATTCAGACCCGGCCTTTAAAATTATACAATAACCCCTCTAGAGATAGTATCTTTAGACCGACCCGGCCTTAAAAACGCCGGGTTTCTTTTTGTTGGAATCTCGAATATTTTTTCGTATTTTAGTTAAAATAGATGTTATTATGCGAGTACGAAACGAAACTAAAACTATGAAAACCGTTTGCGGTAAGACAATTAGTTATCTTCAAACTGACGGACACCCTAATAAAATGCACTCTACCACCGGGCCTGCAGTAGTTTATTCTGAAGAGCAAAATAAAGCTCCTGAATATTATCTCTACGGAATCAAGTATTCAAAAGCAGATTGGAAAGAAAGAGTGTCTTTTCGGAAACCTCCTACTTCTGTCGAAACTTTCCCTGATTCACAGTTCTAAACTATTTATTAGTAAACGATCCTATGATATTCAACCTACAAAAGTTCTTAGTTGAGAACAAATTAACTAAAAGATCTCGTCTTGACGAGGATGCTATGACTAAGACTGACGCTGAACAAGAAGCTATGGGAGCGGAAGAAGGAGATGAAGAAATGCTCGGTGATGAACCGGAAGATACTTGGTATAAGGACGATTCTGGTGATACAGGAGAGTTTGAAAAAGAACCTACTAAGACTGACGTTAAAGAACCGGCTTCTCTTTCTGGTATACATAAAAAACAGGCCGACTTAAAAGCTCTTGAAGATAAAAAGGATGCATTATTAATGCAACTAAAGAGCGGACAACTTGGACTTGACCAATATAAAGTAGCGATCGGTAACATTCCTGCTCAAATTAAAAAATTAAGAGCCGATATTGATAAAGTCTTAGGAATGGCCGGGGATGAAGAAGATCTGGCATAGTAGGTTATAAAATTTTGTGGATGAGTCAACGAGCAGCTATAAGCGATGCTATAAGACAAGAACTTATAAGGTGTAAGCAGGATCCTGTATACTTCATGAAGAAGTACTACACCATTCAGCATCCTACAAAAGGTCGAATGACCTTTAATCTCTATCCGTTTCAGGAAAAAGTACTAAAGCTACTACAGAGACACGACTACAGTATAATCAACAAGTCAAGGCAGCTTGGTATCTCTACTCTAACGTCTGCCTTTTCCTTATGGATGATGTTATTTGAGCAGGATAAAAACGTTCTTGTTCTCGCTACCACTCAAGCTACTGCAAAAAACATGGTAACTAAGGTAAGATTTGCCTATGACAATCTGCCTACCTGGATGCAAATGCCAGTAATTGAACACAACCGTCTAAGTTTAAGATTAAAGAACGGTTCACAAATTAAAGCTGTTTCTGCAGCCACGGATAGTGCTCGTTCAGAAGCGGTATCATTACTTGTAATAGATGAAGCAGCGTTTATTGATAGAATTGAAGATATTTTTACTGCAGCTCAGCAAACTCTTGCTACCGGAGGTAGATGTATTGCACTGTCTACACCTAACGGAGTGGGTAACTGGTTTCACAAAGAATTTACTCGTGCACAGACTGGTGAAAATAAGTTTACCCCTATCTCGCTTCCCTGGACAGTACACCCAGAAAGGACTCAAGAATGGCGAGATGAACAAGATGCCACGTTAGGTAAAAGGAATGCAGCACAGGAATGTGATTGCGACTTCTCTACCTCAGGTAATACTTTCCTTGAACCAGATACACTTAACTGGTATCAACTTAACACGGTAAGAGAGCCTCTTGAAAGGAGAGATATCGGACAATCTTACTGGCTCTGGGACTACCCCAATGCAACCTGTACTTACATGGTACTTGCAGATGTAGCAAGAGGAGATGGAATGGACTTTTCTACCTTCCATGTCTTAGAAGTTGATACCATGACTCAGGTAGCTGAGTTTAAGGATCAAATATCTACAAAAGACTTCGCACGCAAGTTAGTCTCGGTCGCTATTGAGTGGAATAACGCAATGCTTGCAATAGAAAATGCAAATATTGGATGGGATGTAGTTACTACAATCCAGGAAATGGGTTATCCAAACCTATATTACTCTCCCAAATCTGAAGTAGTAGGGACACAGATTGAACTCTACGTTGAAAAATTCGATAGAGGAGACGGAATGGTACCGGGATTTAGTATGAATCAGAGAACTCGTCCACTTGTACTTGAAAAAGCTAGATCTTTTCTTGAAGAGAAAAGCGTAGTAATTAGGTCACAGAGATTGCTGGATGAGTATAGAGTGTTTATCTGGAAAAACGGAAAAGCACAGGCCCTTCACGGGTACAATGACGACCTCGTCTTAGCATACAGTATTGGACTTTTTCTTCGTGATACAGCTATTCGTTTCCGACAAACAGCTATGGACTTAGCCTACGCAAGTCTCAACAGCTACACCAGAACTCAAGGAGATTTTCAAATTTACACTCCAAACAACGCCGCAAACCAACAAAATCCATGGCAGATGCCCGTAAATGGTCAACAGGAAGACATTGGGTGGCTGATAGGATAAAGATATTTATTAGATATGGCAGATCAACAACCACAAAGGAACCTATTTTCAGCGCTCAAACGGCTGTTTTCTACTGATGTTATCATTAGAAACGACGGCGGAACGTTAAAAACAGTAGATGTAGAGAATATACAGACGAATGGCGTACTACAGACCAACGCACTCGTTGACCGTTTTAATCGCATCTATACTACTTCCACCTCTTATGGAGTAAATCTTAACCTTTCACAAAACTATCAGAGTGCGAGGGTGCAGATTTATGCCGATTACGAGGCTATGGATACGGATCCTATCATTGCATCTGCATTAGATATTATTGCCGATGAATGTACTCTAAAAAATGCTCAAGGCGACGTAATTCAAATCCGTTCATCAGATGAAAACATTCAAAAAATACTTTATAGCTTATTCTACGACGTACTCAACATTGAGTTTAATTTGTGGTTCTGGATTAGAAATATGTGTAAGTATGGTGATTTTTTTCTTAAGCTCGAGGTAGCAGAAAAGTACGGAGTTTACAACGTAATTCCGTTCTCTGCTTACAACATCGTACGTCTTGAAGGTACTAATCCTTCAAATCCTTCAGAGGTAATTTTTAAGTATGACCCTACTGCCGCCCTCGGTGCTACAGCAGGTTATTCTACCTCATATCAGAACACAGACTTAGGTATTACATTCTACAACTACGAAATGGCTCACCTAAGATTGATTGGAGACGTTAATTACCTACCGTACGGCCGTTCTTATTTAGAACCAGGTCGTAGACTTTATAAGCAGTACGTCTTAATGGAGGATGCGATGATGATCCATCGTCTGACTCGTGCACCACAGCGCCGTATCTTCTACGTAAACGTGGGAGCTATACCTCCAAATGAGGTTGAGAACTACATGCAGCGCATGATTAACAAGATGAAGAAAACACCTCTTGTAGATCAAAAAACCGGACAGTATAACCTAAACTATAACGTGCAGAACATGCTTGAAGACTTCTTCATTCCTGTACGTGGTAACGATTCTTCTACGCGTATTGATAACGCACCACCGCTTGAGTATAACGGTATCGAAGATATTAATTACCTACTTAACAAACTGTTTGCAGCCCTTAAGATCCCTAAAGCATTCCTTGGATATGAAAAGGATTTAACAGGTAAGGCTACATTGGCTGCTGAAGATATTCGCTTTGCACGTACCATTGAAAGAATTCAGCGTATTGCACTTTCAGAGTTAAATAAAATTGCCCTCGTACACCTTTACGCACACGGATATGACGATGAATCGTTAACCAATTTTGAATTAACGCTCACTACTCCTTCTATTATTTACGAGCAAGAGAGGATTGCTCTTATGAAGGAGAAGATGGATCTTGCCGCCCAGATGATGGAGACCAGCTTCTTACCGACTGACTGGATTTACGATAAGTTATTTCACTTCTCTGAAGAAGAGTTTGATGAATATCGCGACCTGGTTGTTGAGGATAAGAAGAGAATGTTCCGTATAAAACAGATTGAAGAAGAAGGTAATGATCCAGCAGAAAGCGGACAAGCATACGGTACACCTCACCAAATTGCTTCAATGTACGGCGGATATGGATCAGCTCCCCTATCAGGTCAAAATGTACCGCAGGGTTATGATGAAACCAATTCAACCGAACCTACCAAACTTCCCGGCCGACCTGCAAACAAGGTATCGCTCATCAACACTCACGACGATCCTCTCGGAAGAGATAGAATGGGAGTTTATGATTTGAAGTCTAAACCAAATTCAGGAGAAGACGGGTTAAAAGCTAAGTTTACAGGCGGAAATCCGTTATCGTTGAAAGAGCATAAGAATACTACTGTAGCTGCTTACCTAACTAATAAAGCTGCATTAGAGAGTTATAAGAAAAATAAGAGAGTAAACATTTACGAAACCGATAAAACCAACGAGTTACTTGATGAATCTCGTATTAGACCTGATTCAGATTTAATCTAGTACGTCGATATTTATTAGTAAGCTTACTGTCAATGATCAAGCATAGCAAATACAAAAACACCGGTGTTCTATTTGAGCTTTTAGTACGTCAAGCCACGGCAGATTTAATGTCAAACAAAGACCCTAAAGCTGTCAAAATCTTTAAGAAGTACTTCACAAACACGGAGTTAGGTAAAGAATACAACCTTTATAACACCGTCGCCAATGCACCAAAACTTACAGAATCTAAAGCTGAAATCCTTATAAACACTATTATTGATCAAGCCAAAAAGCTTGACAGAGTGAAATTAGATAAGGAAAAGTACAATTTAATTCGAGAAGTTAAGAAACACTACGATCTTGACGATTTTTTTAAAGCAAAAATCAGTAACTACAAGATTCACGCCTCAGTATATACTCTTATTGAGAATCAACTTACTAAGAAGTTTTCAGATACTAAGCAGCTCGTTACCAACAAACTTACTCTTCTTGAGCATATTACCAAAGAAACCTTAACTGAAAGAAAGGTTGCCTCTAAGGTAGTAGAAGAATTCATGAAAGAAGATAAAGAAATTAGAATTCTTGCTTATAAAATTTTAGTAGAGAAATTTAACGAAAAGTATGCAAGCCTTTCCGGAGAACAGAAAGATTTGTTGAAAGAATATATCAATAACGTTTCTGATACTAAGAAACTAAGAACCTATCTCAACACAAAATTGCTCGAAGTTAAAACCGAGCTCGTAGACATCAAGTCTAACGTAGGAGATAAGGTTCTTCAGATTAAATTAAACGAGGTTTTGAACTTTATTAAGCCTCTCGGTCCAAATGAATCTATTAAGGACGAGGTTTTAATTGGCTTAATGCAGTACTATCAATTGATTAGTGAGCTCAAAGCCGTAAAATAATGAACAATCAGTTTGCCACACAGTTTTTACGGGAAGATAGAGAAGAACTCTCTGTCGAAGATTTGATAGCCTCTCTACGCCCTACCTTAGACAAAGCTATAGAGTTAGGAATTAGTGCAGACGACATTAAGGCTATGGTTGCTAGTGCTTTTAATCTAGAAGAAGACGGAGCAGCCGCAGCACCTGCTGGCGGAGGAAGTACAACAGGCGGCGGATCAACAGCTGGCGCAACCTTTACCCCGGGCACTGGTGAGCAAACAGCTACTACAAAAGCTTTTAAGAAAAAAAAATACCAAGAAGGTATAGGTGCTAACTGCGTTCCTGTCGAAGAATTAGAAGCTGTTTTAAGAGCTTTTCAAGCTGAGCGAACAGAGAAGTTAAGACAATTAATAACTAAATACGGCGGAACAGTATCAGAAGATGCACCACGCCTAGCCGGCGATCCAAGTAAAACTAATGCACAAGGTTCAAAAAATCTTAATGCATATTCTAGCGTAGGTTTTACAAAAGCACCCAATGCCGAAGAGGCAGGAAAAAAAATCAAAGGCGTACAAGTCAAGATGCTTTGGAACGAAGGGACAGTAGAAGTAAGGTGGAAAGATATTGAGGAGCATACAAAAAAGCTAGGTAGAAAACTACATGGATTCAAACCTGACTCTAGCGAAGAAAAGTACTTCCTAGATTATATGAGAGATGCTTTTAATCAAGAGTTGATTACTAGCCCACAAAGCCTACTCACCACTGCTTCTAATTACACAGATGCCGTTAGGGAAGAACTCAATGAATCACGCGCTTACTCTAAATTCCGGAAAGAAACTTCCACAAGAAGTAAGGACCAGCAGATGCATGAAGCGGTTAAAATAATTCATAATAAACTTGAAGAGGTATCCAAGCTCGTAGAATTTGCTCAGCAAATGAGAACTGAGTTATCTGAAGGTGAAAATACTCTTGAATACAAGCATAACACTAAAAAGATCTTTGAGAAAATCAATTCTAAAGTAATTGAAGTCTATACTAAAACTAGAAACCTAAAATAAAGTCATGGCAAAAGCAAAAGGTGGAGGTGACTCTAGAAAAATCACCTTCGGTAAACGTAAAACAGGTTCTGCACAGAAAAGTTATAATAAACACACTCCTCGCCCGAAAGCATATAGAGGACAGGGAAGAAAGCCTTAAAGCTATTTATTATTATGAAGAACATCCAAGCTCAATATCAAGACCTGTTAGAAGGTAAGATGTCAAAGTCGAACTTCATGCGTAATGTACGTATGCAATTTCCTCAACACATCGCTCCAACCACCTCTTTTGACGATTCTGTAAAGATTCTAAAAGGAAAGCGTATCTTATCTGAAGCTAAAAAACCAGAAGGCGTTTACGGACATAATCCGAATGCCGAAGCTGAAGCTTCCAGAGGTATCGATCACTTGAACTACTACCAGGTTTACCACGGTATTCAATATGAGCTTGCACAAATGCCTGAAATTACGGATGAAAACTACGTGAAAGCTAGAAAGAAAGTCGTCGATAAGATTTTGAAAGATCCAGACGCTTACAAAGATTTGCAGCTTGCAAACTTCAAGGCTGTAAAGGAAATGGACGAGGATCTTAAGATGAAAGACGTAAAGAAAAACAACCTTACCGACAAGCCAAATGAGATGAAGGTTGTTAAGAAAGATGCGAAAGCTAACACTCAAGATACGTTAGAGAAAAAAGAAAAGAAAAAATCTAAGACTGCGAAAGTACCAGTAATGACTCAGACCCCGAAAGGAAAGCTCGAAGCTTTCGCAACTCCGGGTAAAGAGAAGGTAGTGGCTCTTAAAGAGCACATTATCGATGAAATGACATCTATGAATCCTCACCACGAGGATTTTCGTAAAGGTATGAGAGTCAAAAAAAAAACTGACTCCAAAACAGGACACATAACTGAATTTGACGGTCATACAGCTACTGTCAAGTGGGACGATGGTGGAGAAGAAGATATTCAGAGAAATGTACTTACCGGAAAAGATGTTTCACCTACACCAACTAAACAAGACAATCCTTTAGCAAAAATGCCTGATTTAGGTAAGCTTGGACAGGATTGGTTAAGCAAGCAAGTAAACGAAGATCCCGTAGGGCAGCAAGCTGCAGGAAATCCTGATGAAGAAAAAGAAATGAGAGATGCTAAAATTAAAGCTCTTAAAGAAAAGCTTGTAAAAGCTTTAAAAAGAGAAGGAATTAAATACAATATCGGTTCAGCAGGAACTTCTACAGAGTATAGAAAGACTGTAGACCCTGATTTAGAAAAGAAACTAAAAAGCGCAGGAATACAGTTCACAAAGAGCAATATTTAAATGAACAAGCAAGTCTTAATAGAATATTTACCTTTCAAGCCACTACCTAAGCAGCTACACGAGGCTAGGATGAATCCTAAAGCACCTCTTATTGTAGCCGGCCTAGTACAGGCAGCCGATAAACCTAACGCAAATAGACGTATCTACGATTACGATACTCTTGCTAAGCAGGTAGAGCTCTATATTGAAGGACCTGTTAGAGAGAGAAGAGCATTAGGTGAACTTGATCACCCCGAGTCTTCTGTAATCAACCTTAAGAATGTTTGTCATAACATTACAAGACTCTGGTGGGAGGGTAAAAACCTAATGGGTGAGTTTGAGATTCTAGATACACCTTCAGGAAATATTCTTAGAGAGTTGTTTATGAATAATATTACAGTAGGCGTTTCTTCTCGTGCAATGGGATCGGTTTCACCAATAGGTGAAGGTTTAGTTCAGGTAGAAGATGATTTAGAATTAATTTGCTGGGATTTTGTTTCAACTCCATCTACGTATGGTGCTTATGTAAAACCGGTAGGTGGATTAAACGAGTCTTACAATCCTGGTCAAGAAAAACTCTCAAGCGTAAATAAGCTAATATCAGATATTATTTGTACCCAGAGCGGTGTTTGCTGTATAAAGCCTTAATAAAATGAAACGACAACTTAACGAAATTAAAAGACTGCAAGAACTTGCAGGAGTTGTTGGAGAGGAAGAAAATAATTCACTAAAAGACGGTAATGTTTTTGACGATGTACCTTCCATAGACATCTCTATACAGACAGATGAAAGAGGAGAAGATACTCTTTTCATGAATATAAGTACTTTGTATCACGGAGGAGGAAATAAGAAGATATCTTTATTAAAAGATAATCCTAGGTTGCAGCAACAGGTAATGCAAACCATGCAATCTGAGATACAAAAAACATTCAGAAGAGTTATTCACTCTATACTCGGTGAACCCTACGGGTTACCAGAATCAGAAAAATAAACTTTTTCACTAAGAATCAAGGTTTTCCATTCCAATACGATATTTATGATCGTATGCCATCCTAATATGGCATCTGTATTTTACATACCCTTATATTGCTACCCTACTAATTAGCAATTCCCCGAAACAAAATTCAAGATGGAAAATCAAGAATTGTTTAAACAAGCAATCCTTGACGCAAAGGCTGTTCGTGAGACTGCTATGGCTGCTGCCAGAACTACTCTCGCCGAGCATTTCGAGCCTTTCATCAAGGAAACCATGGAGAAAGAGCTTCAAAAAGAAGAAGACGACACCATGGAAGAGAGCGCTGACATGGAGGAAGTTAAGATGCATGACGATAAAAAGGAAATGCATAAAGAGACTGCTGACATGGAAGAGGCTACTCTTGACGAAATCCTAGCTGAATTAGACGCTCTTTCTGAGACTGAAAAAGTTGAAGAAGGAGAAGACCTAGAAGAAGGTCACGTAAAGTCTGATGGCTACGACGGAAAAGCCGCTAAAGGCGGAACTGGTTATGACGAGAAAGCCAAGGTTAGTCATGGCGATCACAAACTTCACGAAGCTGAAGATGACGAAAAAGAAAAGGAAGACGACGATGCTGAAGAAGCCGGCGAAGACCTTACTAAAGACATCGAAGCCGGTGAAGAAGGTGGAGACAAGCAAGAAGTAGTAGACATTACCGTAGGCGACTTGAAAGACATCATTCGTGATGTATTCATGCAACTACAAGGCGGTGGCGGTGCTCTCGATGCTGATACTGACCTAGCTGCTGACTTAGGTGGTGGTGAAGAAATGGAAGCAGGAGAAGAAGAAATTTCTCTTGACGAAATTCTTGCCGAACTCGAAAAAGAAGAGAAAGGTAAAAAAATGGAAGAAGGTACAGGTCCTGGCGGTAAAATTGATCCGTCAGCCGAAGACGTTCACATGGTTCAGTACGATGAGATGAAACAAGAACTTAACGAAGCCGTTAAGACTATTAAAGCACTCAAGACTGAATTGAACGAAATCAACCTCTTCAGCGCCAAGCTTCTCTACGTAAACAAAGTTTTCAAAGCTAAGAATCTTTCTGAAGCACAGAAAACTAAAGTGATCAACGCTTTTGATAGAGCAACCTCTGTAAAAGAAGTTGAAAACACTTACAAGACTTTACTTGAGTCTTTAGCCGTAGAAAGCAAAAAATCCTCTCTTAAAGAATCTGTAGGTTTTGCATCAAAGCCAATCGGTAATGCCCCAGCTAGACCGATTGTTGAAGCTGACGCTTTCGTAACAAGATGGCAGCAGCTAGCTGGAATTAAATAAACCAATTATTAACAAAACCTCAATTTTACTACGATGTCAAATCTAGTTAATTCACTTCTTGAGAGTGCTAACCCGTACAACGATCAGTTGGGTGTTAGCCAGAAGCTTGCCAAGAAGTGGGCCAAATCTGGTCTCCTCGAAGGTTTGAAAGATTACGACCGCACTAATATGGCCGTTATTCTTGAGAACCAAGCCAAGCAACTCGTACTTGAATCTTCTACAACTGGTGGTGGTGTAACCAACGGTGCTACCTTTACTCCTGGTAATGGTGAGCAGTGGGCTGGTGTAGCTCTTCCTCTTGTTCGTAAGATCTTCGGTCAGATCGCCTCTAAAGAGTTCGTTTCTGTACAGCCGATGAACCTTCCTGCTGGTCTAGTATTTTACTTAGACTTCCAGTATGGTAACAACATCCCTAAGCCTTTCGTTAAAGGACAGTCCGTTTACGGTACTTTGAACCAAACTGCTAACAGCGGATTTGGTAACCTAGCTGAAGGTGGTCTTTATGGCCAGGGCCGTTTTGGTTATTCTATTAACCAATTCTCTGCCTCTTACTACTCTGGTTCAGCTACTGCTGCTCTAGCTACATTCCAAGATGTAAACTTTAACTCAGCTTACTCTCAGTCTGTAGTAGATAACAAAATGATCAAGATCACTATCAGCACTGGTTCTTTAGTAATCGACACTAACGGTGTTCGTGCTTTCGAACTTTCTGGTAGCAACAACGCATCTATCGCACCAGCTACACTTATCAATGACTTCACAGTTATTAGCGGTGGTAACTTGGTATTCTTTGTTAGCGGTTCTACTCTAGCAACAGTACAGACCTCACTTTCTGGTTCTGGTGCTGACAACGCTAGAGGAACAACCTTGTTCTATAACAAAGCTACTAACTTCGCAACTCGTGGTGATTTCGAAGATGCTCCTCAAGATACACCTACTCCGTTCTCTAACCCGAACGCTGCTAGCGCTGAGTCTATCGTTATCCCTGAGATCAACGTACAGATGAAGTCTGAGACCATTTCTGCTAAGACTCGTAAGTTGAAAGCACAATGGACTCCAGAATTCGCTCAAGACTTGAATGCTTACCATTCATTGGATGCTGAAGCTGAATTGACTGGTATGCTTTCTGAGTACATCTCTCTTGAGATCGATCTTGAAATCCTTGATATGCTTATCGAGAACGCTCAGACAGTTGCTAACTGGTCTGCTCAGATCGGTAATCAAATCAACGCCGCCGGTACTGCTTATGTAAGCAATACTGCTGGTGCTTACTACAACCAAATGTCTTGGTTCCAAACTTTGGGTATCAAGCTACAGGCTGTATCTAACAAAATCCATCAGTTGACTCTTCGCGGTGGTGCTAACTTCCTAGTTTGCTCTCCAACTGTTGCTACAATCCTCGAATCAATTCCTGGATTTGCTGCTGATACAGACGGAGCTGCTGACACTATGAAGTATGCTTTCGGTGTTCAGAAGATCGGTGCTCTTAACAGTCGTTACAAGGTTTACAAGAACCCTTACATGACTGAGAACACTATCTTGATGGGCTTCCGTGGTAACCAATTCTTGGAGTGCGGTGCTGTTTACGCTCCGTATGTACCGTTGATCATGACTCCGCTAGTGTACGATCCAAATACCTTCACTCCTCGTAAAGGTATCATGACTCGTTACGCTAAGAAGATGATCCGTCCTGAGTACTACGGTAAGGTATATGTAAACGACCTTCAGGTAGCTCAAGCTAGCTAATTAACTTAGAATAGCTAAAAATAAAGACCGGCCCCGTAAGGCCGGTTTTTTATTGATCTATATCTGGAACTTTATTTGGAAAGGTTCACTATTTATATCAAATGAAGTGTGCATGACTCAAACAACAGTTGCAAAGAAGAAAAAACTTAAGAATCCGATAAAATTTCAAGTTACGCTCAATGAAGAGCAGAAATCAGCGAAAGCGACGATTCTTGGGAACAAGATAACGGTTCTAAAAGGAGGTGCAGGATCAGGAAAATCGATGGTAGCTGCTCAAGCCGCTCTTGATTTACTGTTTACCCGTCAAGTAGAGAAGGTAATTTTGACAAGACCTGCAGTAACCGCCGGAGAGGAGTTAGGTTTTATGCCCGGAGATAAAGACGCTAAGCTTGCTCCCTACACTGCAGCCATATACGACAACATGTATAGGCTCTACAGTAAGGAGAAGATTGATAAAGAGATTTTGGACGGTAGAATTGAGGTTATTCCAGTAGCCTTCATGAGAGGTAGAAACTTGACAAACTGTTGTGTAGTAGTAGATGAAGGACAAAATATAACTCACCGTCAAATGGAGCTGATACTAGGTAGGATATGTGAGGGATCGAAAATGGTTATTTGCGGAGATGTCGCTCAAATTGACTTAAAAGATAAAAAACTATCAGGTTTTAACTTCATATGTAATAATTTAACAAACGTTCCAGGTTTTGGAGTTGTAACATTAAAGACCAATCACCGCGATCCGATTGTAGAGGATATTCTTAAAATCTACATGGATCACAGAGACTAAAAAACATGGCAAACCCAATAATTTACGACGGATCTCCAGGGCCTATTTCGGGAAGTACTCCATTCGGTTTTTACGATAACGACTCGGAATACCAGGCCGACGGTCCGAGAGTAGCCAACTACTGTGCCCGTAAACTAGGATATCCCGTATTGGATGTCGAATTAGACGATCTTAACATTTATGCATGTTTTGAAGAAGCTGTCTCTATATACGCAGAAGAGCTCTATCAGCTTAAGATAAAAGATAACTACTTAACTCTCGAAGGTCAGCCTACTGCCTCATTACTAAATAACACCGTCGTATCCCCCAACCTGACCAACATGATTAACATCTCCGAAACCTACGGACAGGTGGCAGGAGTGGGTGGATTTGTAAGTTGGAAGAGTGGGTCATTAGACTTCATTTCTGGACAACAGAACTATAACGTATATGATTGGGCGGTAGCATCTCAGAGTATGGATCCTGGAGATAGAATTATTATACAAAGAGTAATGTACCAAGCTCCCCCTGCTATTTACGGTTACGGGTACGGTGCCTACTATCCACAGCTTGGAGGATCGGGTGCATGGCCTGGCGATTGGGGAGGGTACGGAGGTATGGGATACGGAGGTAACAATAGCGCAACTTACTACCCTATCTACTGGGATATTCAAAGAATACAGCAGTTAGAAATGTCAAATGACGTACGTCTACCGGAGTGGTCGTTTGAATTGATTGGTACTAACCTTAGAATCACACCTGTACCTCTCGGGTCAAATTACGGAGGGTATAGACAATGTGTGTCTATACAGTATGCATTCCAGTCAGACCTTATGTCTTTGACCGAAAATAGTCCTTACGGTGCAAATCAAGGGCTTGTAGCAAATCCTGCTCTCGCACCTTACGGTCTTATTACCTATTCAGACATCAACCAGCCCGGGAAACAGTGGATCAAAGAGTATACAGCTGCACTAACGTCTGAACTATTAGGCTTGATACGTGGAAAATACCAGACTGTATTGATTCCTGGAGCAGAAGCTACACTCAACTACAACGACCTAATCACACGCGGTAAAGAAATGCAAACTGCTCTTAGAGAGAAATTAAGGTTAGATCTTGAAGATATGTCAAGACAGAAACAGCTTGAGAGAAAACAGTCAGAAAACCAGTCTCTCAGCGATACCTTAAACAATATACCTTTAATGGTTTACATTGGATAACTATGGCGCTTTTTGGAACTGTTAGAGATGCAAACATGCAATTTGGTGTAGCAGCCGAATTTGTAAATAATGTAGTAACCCAGCAGATAGGCTACTATAAAGTAGTTCTTCCCGCTACCCCACCGAATATGTACGGTGAAGCTCTCGTTAAACAGTACATCGGCCCCGTACTTCTAAACTGTTTAATTGTGAGAGGAGACTTTACAACTGTTACTGATAACAATTTTGGTCCCGACAGTAGACGAGAGGTGGATTTTAGGTTTTTGAGGCCAGATCTCGAAGCAGCTAACGTAGTACCTGAAACCGGAGACATCATTATGTATAACGAGCTTTACTACGAAGTAGATAATACGAACGAGAATCAGCTGTTCCTTGGAAAAGATCCAAACTACACATATTCAACCGGATTAAACAACTTTGGAGGTAGCTTCTCGATCATACTGAACACTCATATGACCACGCCAGAAAGATTAGGTATAACACAACAGAGACTCTAATATGCCGCAGATAGTACGACCGCAGAATAGGAGAGAGTTTATGGATAAACTCATTGTTCCAGCTGATCCTAAGTATGGAAACCCTAATCTCGTATTTTCTGAACCATTCAAACCCGGGCAACCAGAATTTAATAGAGCCTACGAGACCTCTTTTGAACCTACAGCAGACAAGAAATACTCAATAGGACTTGAAGATATTGATCAATCAATAATGTACCATTTTGCTAACGTTCTTAAGCTTACGGTACTTCAAAACAATTCTACAGTACTTGTACCCGTTCTTTACGGATCTCCTGAGAAGTGGAAATCAATTCAGAAGGACGGTTATTACCGTGATGGAGCTGCAAGAATCATGTCTCCATTACTGGTATTTAAAAGATCTTCGGTAGTTCAGAACCGTACTCTTGGAAATAAGATTGACGGTAACGTCGCAAGAAACGTACAGCTCTACGAAAAAGCTTTTTCTCGAAGAAATATATACGATAATTTTAATGTTCTGCAAAATCAAAAGCCGCAGAAAGAATATACGGTGGTGGTGACTCCCGATTACGTAACTGTCAACTACACTGTTATTATGTGGACAAACTTTGTAGAACAGATGAATAAGTTAATTGAAGCAGTCAACTTTGCTTCTAATTCTTACTGGGGAGACCCGGATTCTTTTCAATTCCTTGCAAAAACTGAGACCTTTACTGACGCTCAAATTTATGAACAAGGAGAGGATAGGCTTGTAAGAACTGAGTTTGAACTGACTGTAAATGGTTATTTAATCCCGGATTCATTAAATGCATATTTAGCACAGCTTTCTGGAAAAACTTACAACATATGTAAAATAGTATTTACCACTGAGCAGGTACAGTAGTGCCGGACTAATTGTTGTTACGGAACAAACTATTTATAAACAAATTTCTCAGGCGTGTCCAATACTATTTCCACCTCAGGCATAGCACCTGGCTTTATAATTGAAGCCGACCAGTTACTGAGGGTTATATATGCACTAAATGGAGTTAGCGGAAGCGATATAATAATCTCCGGAAGCCTGGGAGTTACAGGATCTGCTGAATTTTCAAGTTCAGTTAATTTTTTTGCTGGAGCAACTGGATCTTTATTCGGTACTTCATCTTGGGCTGTAACAGCTTCTTATGCCTTGAATGCTGAGAGCGCTTCTTACTTCAGCGGCTCAGTTTCAAATGCTAATTTTGCTGTTTCCGCTTCATATGCATTGACGGCTTCCTATTTTACAGGTTCCGTATCAAATGCCGACTTCGCCGTTTCTGCTTCATATGCACTTACAGCCTCTTATGTAAATCTTTTTCCCTACACAGGATCTGCAATTTTTAGCGGCAGTATACTCACAACAGGAAGTGTTAATATAACAGGCTCCCTATTTGTAAACGGAGTGCCGATAGGGGCAGGGTTTAACGTAATTGCTGACCCAGGTCCCGGTAGAGTGATATTATCAGATGGGACTCCTACTGCAGCCACCGCTTCTGTAAATTTAATATATACAGGGAGTAATTTTTTTGTAACCGGATCGACGGTTTTTACAGCAGTACCTGGAGAGACTAGTATTGTAACTATCAAATCAGGTAGTTCAGTTTTTTTAACAGTCGATACAGAAAGTTTCTTTGACATATATAGCAGCCTGTTTAATATTAAAAATCCTACTACTCAACAACCAGTATTTACTGTAAGTGAGAGTGTAGTCAGTTTTGCTACTCAATCATTAGATCCAACCGGCGTAGCACCAAATGGAGGAATATACTTTACATCTACAAGTTTTTATGTAGGTTTAGATTGAAATTAACTATTTATTAAAGCAAAAAAACCCCCACAGACAAAATGGCAACTTGGAAAAAAGTCATAGTATCGGGCAGTAGCGCCGAACTTAGTAACCTGAGAGTATCGGGTCTTACCAGCCTCAACCAGCCCAATATCGTATCTTACGATACTGCAAGCGGTCAGTTTTATTATCAAGGCACCGGTTCATTTACTGCAACTACTGCATCTTATATTTTAAGTAGCGGGGTAGATGGTCCCTTAGGAATGAACAGTATCGCTAGTGCTTCACAAGCACTTACTGCTTCTCTAGCTCTTAGAACTACAGGAAGTCTTATAGGAGGTACCGGTCTATCACAATTCACTTTTAGCGGTAGTAATAACGTAACAGTATCTGTTAGCGGTGCCGCTCAGTTAACTAATAATATCCTTACTAAATGGGATTCTGCAGCCGGTAAATTTGTAAATTCAAGTTTAACAGATACCGGAACCGTAGTAACCGGTTCATCCTCAATCGCTTTAACAGGCGCTAACTCAAGCTTAACCGGTTCATTTACCGGCTCATTCAGCGGCTTCTTTAGCGGTTCAACTAACTTACCTGACTTAACAGGTAGTACAGGTATCACAGCCTTCACCTACGACGGAAGTACTCCCGCACAAGTATCAGTAAGTGGTGCTGCAAACTTAGTTGCTAATAACATTACAAAATGGACTGGAACTGCATTTGCTCCGTCCAGTCTTCACGACAATGGCACAGTAGTAACAGGTAGTGTATCAATTCAATTGACCGGAACTAATTCTAGCCTTACTGGTTCTTTTACCGGCTCGTTTAGAGGAGACGGTTCGCAGTTAACAGGACTAGCTACTACTTTAAGAGTTAGCGGATCTGGTGCTTCAAATACCGGTTCATTAAACCTTTTAACTCAAGCATTAACCATCACTGGATCTGCTACCGGAATTAGTGCTTCTGTAGCTTCAGGATCGGCAGGAGTTACAGTTAATTTAGGATTATCACCCAATCTTCGAGTTACCAACTTAACTGTTGATAACAACCTAACAGTACTCGGTACTGCTAGCTTCCAAAATACAACCAATTTAGAAGTATCTGATAGATTCATTTTACTTGCTTCTGGCTCTAATACTACTGGCGATGGCGGTCTTGTAGTTCAGCAAGCTACTCAAAACGTAGGTGAGCTATTCGGATATGATAGCGGAGCTCAAAGATGGGCCTTGACAGGATCTTTCACTGCAAACCAAAGCGCTTTCACACCGGATGCATTTATGGCAGCTGTAGTAGTAGGAACAAGCGGAAACCCCTCCTCCGCACCAAGCAGATATGTAGCAAACGGTAACCTATTTATAGGAAATGATGAGACAATTTGGATCTACTCTTAAAAGGTTTTTAAAAAAGGTAGTTATGGGTTTTAATGCAAAAAACGTAGTCGTAAATACAAACAGCGTAGAGGAGCCCAAAAAAGCTCCTTTACCTGTTTTAAATCTAAATAAGGCGGAAATAGAAACTCTTTTGAACCTTATTAGAGAGGCTCATTTTAAAGGAGAACACGTTCAAAGAATTTTTGAATTAGTATTAAAACTCCAGGACTACTACACAAAGCTTCCTTGATTTTCTGATATTTATATTGAGCACAGCACTGTTGGCCTCAAAAAGGAAGTAGGCATATACACGGCATAAGTGTATGTATCTAACCGCAGTACAAACTGTTCTGATATAGTATGCCAAATTGGAAGAAACTCATTGTTAGCGGCTCAGACGCTGCTTTAAATTCATTAAATGTAACTAATGGTGTTACAATAACTGGTAGTTTAAATACCAGTGGTTCAAACAAATTTATAGGAAACCAAACAGTAACTGGTAGTTTATTTACTAGTGGATCAAATGTATTAGTAGGATCTACTACATTAACAGGATCATTAAATATAACTGGTTCAACTACTCAAGTAGGTAATAATAATCTAATAGGTAATACTTCATTATCAGGCAGCTTAGTTATATCTGGCTCTCAAGGTACTGCAAATCCAACTATTCAAATATTTGGTGATGTAAATCAAACCGGCTATACCAGGTTCTTACCTGTAGTTACAAACATAGATACTTCAATATCTGCCTCTTACATTTACGTAAGTGGATCTACTCAAGATTTATATTTCAGCCAAAACAGTAAAGGATATAATAACGTAATTCGTTTAAGATGGCTTGAAGGTAACTTGTATACAGGTTTATTGAATGGAGGTCTAATTACATCTCAATCCTCTACTGTTTATCAAGTTAGCAGCGGTAGCGGTATTATAGTTAATTTAAATGCAAGCCTAAACGATAACCCTTATCCAACAGTACAGTACCTGAACTGGGGTAATTTATCTGCAAGTATTGCACCATTTACAGCTTCTTACCAACAAGCTTTTATCGGTATTGACTCAACAAATAACATTTATGCTCAAGGTACTCCATTCAGTAATGGTCAATTTGACTATATAATAAACATTGGTAACGTATTATTCCAAAACCAATCTACAATTAATGGTGTTAAAACACAGCCCTCTGTAGCATATGGATTTGAACAACAGCAAAATATATTTAATAGAGCCTTTGGACCCCTAAAACTATCAGGGTATGCTTTATCACCGAGCGGGTCAAGTACAGGAAGTTTAATAGTAGGGAGCGGTACAGCTTACGCACCCGGTGCTAACTACACTATAGATCCAAACGAGTCATACTACAGTGTCGATAACGGAACTAATACTTCCAAAATCTTTAGATACTATCAATCAGGTTCTAGTTGGGTTTACTTAACGAACGCAGGTGCTGGATTTGCGACAATAGACCCTGCAAACTATTCTAATAACGGTACTCTATCCGGAGTAGGTGCAGGTAATTGGTCAATTCAGAGGGTATTCTGGTTCCCTAACTCTGTAACAAAGGCGATAGTTGTTTATTACGGTAATGCAATTTACCCTACAGAAGCAGAAGCCTTATCGAATATACCTTTTGAATCATTTGTAGAAGCACCAAATACAGCAGCAAATGCAATTTACTTAGGTGCTATTCTAATTAGCGGAAACGGTGTATTTACTAACGGTAATACATACACAATCTATCCCGGAGGCTTATTCAGGCAAGTAGGAGGATCAGGCGGCGGCGGTTCAGTAGTAACACAGACCTTGGCAGGTTTATCCGACGTGTCAATAACAGGACCTACTGATCACCAACCCCTCGCCTACGATACAACAGCAGGGAAGTGGACTAACCAATCTAGCATTAGTGCATCGATTGTCGGGAACGCTACTACAGCAACTTCCGCTTCTTATGCGTTAACCTCATCGTTTGCCAGTAGCGCTGTAAGTGCTTCATATGCCTTAAGTGCATCAAACGCACAAACTGCTTCGTATGTATTAAACGCAGTATCAGCATCATTTGCTACATCTGCCTCTCAAGCACAAACCGCTACTACAGCATCTTACGTCTTACAGGCAGTATCAGCTTCGTTTGCAACAAGTGCATCTTTCGCAACTAGCGCTTCGTTTGCAACTCAAGCAAATTCTGCTAGCTACGTACTACAGGCAGTATCTGCCTCTTTCGCTTCAACTGCTTCTTCTGTTAATACATTAGTACAAGGAGTTATTATCTCCGGATCTTTAACCGTATTCACAGGTAGCGGAGTAGAGTTTCAAGTATTAGATACAGGTGTTAGAATCGGGAATTTAAGCACAGATAGACATATTGTTACCGGATCAGTAAACATAAGTGGTAGCACAGTAATGACTGGTAGCCTTAATGTACTGCAAGGTATTACAGGATCACTTCTCGGTACTGCCAGTCAAGCTGTTTCATCTTCTTATGCTTTGAGTTCATCTTTTGCAACTCAAGCAAACACTGCAAGTTACGTACTACAAGCTGTTTCCGCTTCGTTTGCTACTTCTGCGAGCTATGCCCTGAGTTCCTCTTTTGCAACTCAAGCAAATTCTGCTAGCTACGTATTAAATGCTGTATCTGCTTCTTTTGCAGCTACTGCTTCTAGTGCAGATAATTTCGTAATACGTCAAAATGCTACGGCATCTAATTTACTCGTTGCTAATACAATTACAGCACAGACCTTAATAGTACAAACCGTCACTTCCTCTGTAAGTTTTATAACAGGCTCTACAAAGTTCGGTAGTCTCTTAACAAATACACATCAATTTACAGGGTCAGTATCTATTACCGGGAGTCTTACCTTGAATGGGGAAGCAGTCGTAACGACAGGATCGTACAATACCTTCTCAGCTTCTATTGCCGGTAGAGCAACTAATCTCGAAGCCACCGCCTCTACTCTAACCACAGCTTCTGCATCGTTTGCTCTAGTCTCTTCTTCTTATTCTGCAGCTTCTGGATCTCTAAGTATTCGTACAACTAACCTAGAGAGTACAGCTAGTACCTTAACAACCGCTTCTGCTAGCTTTGCATTAGTTAGTTCTTCTTACAGCGCAGCATCCGGTTCTTTGAGTACTAGAGTAACAAATCTTGAGTCTACAGCATCTACTCTAACAGCTGCTAGTGCATCGTTTGCCGCCGTTAGCGCCTCCTACTCTGCCGCTTCTGGATCAATTAGTACAAGACTAACTACAATCGAAGGTAAATACTTGACAACAGGATCTAACATAATGTCAGGTTCACAAGTTATTACCGGATCGCTTGTAATAACCGGAAGTATTACAGCTACCCAAGGCGTTACCGCTAGCCTGTTTGGTACAGCTAGCCAGGCTATTTCATCCTCTTACGCCGTATCAAGCAGCTATGCATTTAGCGCTACTTCTGCAAGCTTTGTTTTAAGTTCTTCTTTTGCAACTACAGCTTCATTTGTAACTTCAGCATCTTTTGCTGCAACAGCTTCCTCTGTTAATCCTCTTATCCAGATTGTAAGAATTACAGGAAGTCTATTTGTAACAGGAAGTACAGTATTGACAGGATCCCTAAGCGTATTACAGGGTATTACAGGTTCACTATTAGGTACAGCCAGTCAAGCCGTTTCATCTTCTTACGCTTTAAGTGCTTCATTTGCTACACAAGCAAGTACTGCAAGTTATGTATTGCAGGCCGTATCAGCATCGTTTGCTACTTCAGCTAGTTATGCATTATCTAGTAGCTATGCATTGAGCTCTTCGTTTGCAACTCAAGCAAATTCTGCTAGTCAAGCTATATCTGCCTCTTTTGCAGCCACTGCTTCTTCAGCCGATAACTTCTTTGTTCGTCAGAACGTTACAGCATCGAATTTACTTGTAAGTAATACGATCACTGCACAGACTTTAGTTGTACAGACAATCACCTCGTCTGTTGATTTTGTAACTGGATCAACTCGCTTTGGTACTCTACTAACCAATACACATCAGTTTACCGGTAGTGTTTCTATAACAGGGTCGCTAACTGTAAACGGGTCTGCTACAATAAACAATCTAACAGGTTCCCTATTTGGTACTTCTAGCTGGGCTATTAACGCTCTAACAGCATCGACTGTAGCAAGTACCTCTAACGCTTTTATACAGAACGGTAATTCATTTGGCACCCAAGCACTACTAGGAACTAACGATGCTCAAAACTTAGCTTTTGAAACTAACGGTACTGTTAGAATGCTCGTTAGTGGTAGTAACGGTACTGTCGGTATTGGTACAATAACTCCGGGTGGTATTAATAGAGCATCAACAATATTAGATGCTAGAGGGACTACTTGGTTTAGTGCAGATGATTATGGACAGTTGGAAATTACTCCAACAATAGGCAATGGCGGTACAGCTGTTATCCGCCAGTATACAACTTCCCCAAGAAACGGAGGGGATTTAAAAATTCGTGTTGATGCTAATATTCAGGGCGGTAACTTTATTATATCAACAAATAATGATACTGAAAGATTCCGTATAACAAGTACAGGTGCTACTCTTATTACCGGCTCCCTAACAGTAACAGCAGGCATTACAGGCTCATTATTTGGTACCTCTAGTTGGGCTCAAAACACCGTTACTGCTTCCTACATTTTACAAGCAGTGTCTGCATCATTTGCTACTACTGCATCATTTGCAACTACTGCATCATTTGTAACTAGTGCTTCATTCGCTACAACAGCAAGCTACGCATTAACTGCTTCTGCCGCTACTATTTTTAATATTTCCTCTTCTCTATATTCCGCCCAAGGTAGATCAGGCTTTGCAGGTACAACAGCTATAGTAACTATCGCTACAGGATCTTACAGAGCAGGCTTCTTTGATTATGTAGCATCGAGAGGGGCTAATGCAAGAGCCGGTACTGTAATGTCGGTATGGACCGGCAGCAGCATACAGTTTACAGATAATTCAACCCTAGATATAGGATCAACAGCTGCTGTTTCAATGAGCGCTGTACTAAGCGGCGGTGATGTACAGTTACAGGCAGTAATCAGTAATGGTGCCTGGGATATAAAAACAACCTACAGACTAATCTAAAAATCTATGATATATCAAGTACAAATGCAATTCATCCCAGGAAACGATCAAATCTGGGTATCTCGTCTGAATCCAGACGATCCAACCTACGAATACAGTACGTTTGCAGAAGCGGAAGCTAAAGCAATCGAATTACAAAATAACGATTCAACAGGAAGACAGTATAGAGTAGTAGAGGTTTAAGATATTTATAACTAACCCCCGCCTTAGGGATAGTGAACTGAGGCAGTACATAAATGGCAAACGAATTTGTAGCTAGAAACGGCTTAATTGCGCTCGATAACTCTCAAATTACCGGCTCCCTAAACGTATCCGGCGGCATTACAGGATCTCTACTCGGTACTGCTTCATTTGCCGTATCTGCCTCTTGGGCACCAGGAGCAGGCGCTGCTTTTCCGTTTACAGGAAGTGCTCTTATAACCGGCAGTCTCGGAGTAACAGGAAGTTTATCAGTAACAGGAAGTGATGCTACTATTAATAATATCACAGTCGGTAGAGGTGGCGGATCAGTTGTCACTAACACAGCGATAGGCGTTTGTGCTTTAAATTCTAACACTACCGGTGATCGTAACGTAGCCATCGGCTATAATGCATTAAGATGCAATACCGCCGGTAACATTAACTTTGCCGCCGGTAATGGAGCAATGTTCAATAATACTACCGGTAATTTTAATACAGCTATTGGATACAATGCTTTATGTAACAATACTACCGGTATTACCAATACAGCTATTGGATACAATGCTTTATGTAACAACACTGTCGGTAGCGATAATATAGGAATAGGATCTCAAGCATTAAAAACAAATCAACAAGGTATCACAAATATAGCTATAGGTAATGCTACTCTAGCCAATGCTAATTGCAGTACTAACAATATAGCTATCGGACACACTGCCTTAGGTGCTAATTATTCATCTGATGGTAATATAGCAATCGGTGTTTTCGCTCTACAATATGCACATACCGGTAATTTTAATACAGTTGTAGGTAGGAATGCAGCTTCGTATCTAGGCAGCAACGTCGAAATATCCAAAAATACAGTACTAGGTGCATACGCACTACGCGGCTTTACTAATAGTACAACTGCTAACGCTAATATAGCAGTCGGGTATAAAGCTCTAACTGCTGCTTGTAATACACACTTTAACATAGCAATCGGGTATAAAGCTATGGGACAGGGGTATGGTGGTTCAACCCCTAACATAGCAATAGGTAATGAATCCGGCTGTCAGTTCGGATGCTATGCCGGTGCTAATACAGCTGTAGGGCATTGTACGTTGAGGGTTAATACTCTAGGAGGCGGTAATACTGCAATAGGTTATCAAGCATTAAAAAGTAGCAACTCCACCGGTAATACAGCTGTTGGTCAAGAAGCATTATACACTAATAGTACCGGACAAAACAACGTAGCATTAGGACGATTTGCATCAAGAAGCAATACTAGCGGCAACAACAACGTAGCAATGGGCTACAACGCCCTTCGTGGCAATACTGCAACTAATAATAGTACGGCTATTGGACATCTTGCTCTATGTAATAATTCCGGAGCAGCTAATACAGCTGTCGGTGCCTATACAATGATAGGTAGCGTGACTGGTATATCTAACGTAGCAGTAGGAGTTAATGCTTTAAGGTGTAATATTGGCGGGGATAATAACGTAGGAACAGGTAATTGTGCTCTATATAGAAATACAGGAGGTAGAGGTAATATAGGAGCCGGATCAAATGCAATGTTTTTTAACACCACAGGTTGTTGGAATGTAGCTGTAGGTTCTAGTGCTTTACAAAGTAATACAACTGGAGGTCAGCAAGTAGCGATCGGATTTGAAGCCCTTCGTACTTCTAACTTCGGATCTACATCTGCTACCGCAAACGTAGCTGTAGGTTATAGAGCATTATGTGGAAATACTACCGGTGCCTGTAATACTAGCCTCGGTACAAGAACTCTTGAAGCTAATACTACCGGTGCTTGTAATACAGCAGTAGGTATGTCTGCTCTAAGAACCAACACTGGAGGCATATGTAATACTGCAGTCGGAAATGATGCCCTACTTAACAACACAACAGGAGTTGATAACACAGCGGTAGGAACATGGGCTCTACGCTCTAATACGACTGGTTTTAATAATACAGCAGTAGGTGTAAGAGCTTTAGCAACTAATACAATCGGTGATAATAACATAGCTATTGGCAGGGAGACTTTATATTTTAATACTACAGGTAGATGTAACGTAGCTGTAGGCGGTGCTGCCTTATTCAATAACGTTACAGGCCTTAACAACGTAGCTATAGGTAGAGAAGCTCTCTGTGCTTCTAACTTCGGATCTACTTCTGCTACCGCAAACGTAGCTGTAGGTTATAGAGCGCTAAGAGCTAACACTACAGGTACTTGCAACGTAGCTGTTGGTACAAGAGCTCTTGAAGCTAATACTACCGGTGCTTGCAATACTGCAATAGGCTTAAGAGCTCTTGAGGCTAATACTGCCGGCACAACTAATACAGCCGTAGGCGCATGCACTTTGATAACCAATACTACATGCTTTGGTAACACAGCAATCGGTTTTGGTGCATTACGTCTAAATACTGACGCCGGTAATACAGCTGTCGGAGCTCTATCCCTATATACTAACTCTACAGGTTTCCAAAACGTAGCAGTAGGTAATAGCGCACTAAGACTTAATACAGGAGGTAATAGTAACGTAGCTGTAGGCGGTGCTGCTTTATACGGTAATACAACGGGTGTTAAAAACACTGCCGTAGGATGGAGTGCCGCAAGAGCTACAACAACAGGAGCGGATAATGTAGCTGTCGGGTATAATGCACTGAGATGTAATACAACAGGAGGTCAGCAAGTAGCTATTGGCTACGAAGCCCTTTGTCTCTCAAACTTCGGAGCTACTTCTGCTACCGCAAACGTAGCCGTTGGTTATAGAGCATTAAGAGCTAGTACTACAGGCACTAGCAATACAGCAGTGGGTACAAGAGCTCTTGAAACCACCAGTACTGGTGTTGATAACGTAGCAGTAGGATTCCAAGCTCTCGGAACCAATACAACCGGAGGTCAACAGGTAGCTATCGGTTATCAAGCGCTCTTCACCTCTAACTTCGCATCCACTTCTGCTACCGCAAACGTAGCTGTCGGCTATAGAGCATTATGTGCTAATACAACAGGCGCTAGCAATACGGCACTCGGTACAAGAGCTCTCGAAGCTAATACTACCGGTGTTAACAGTGTAGCTATAGGTGCTCAAGCCCTTCGTGCTAACACGTCTGGAGGTCAAAATACTGCTGTAGGAAACTGTGCTATGCGCGATACTACTACTGGTAGTAGTAATACTGCTTTAGGTAATTTAGCTATGCTCTGCAATACAGAAGGAGGTACCAACGTAGCTATAGGATTTGTTAGTTTATGTTTGAATACTACCGGTAACAGAAATGTAGCAGTAGGTGCAGGTGCCTTAGTCCAAAATACAACCGGTGGATGTCAAGTAGCCGTTGGTTATCGAGCCCTGCGTGCTACTAATACAGGAACAACTTCTGCAAGTGCTAACGTGGCAGTAGGTTACTATGCACTTAACAACAATAGTACAGGTGTTTGTAACACAGCTTTTGGTACTCGCGCTCTAAGGGATAATACAACAGGTATCTGTAATACAGCGGTCGGATTACAAGCTAACGCAGCCTTAACTGGAGCAGTAAATAATACAATAGCTGTAGGTGCTGCATCAGCTACAACGGCTACTACAGGACATACAGTCTGGGGTAATGCCGGTAACAACGTCTGTAACTGCGTATATGCTGCCTGGACTAACGTTTCCGACTGCCGCGATAAAGCAAATATTAAAGCCCTACCCGATAATCTAGGATTACGCTTCATTAAGAAGCTCAAACCAGTATCTTTCAATTCAGATCACCGTGATCTATACGTTACAGAATGTAAGTGCGAGTATGGGGTTAAAGACGGTACCCTTGCCGGAACAAAAGAACATTACGGTCTCATTGCTCAAGATCTTAGAGAGGTACTAGATGAATTAGGAACTAAATTTGATGCTTTAGGTCATGATGAAGAAAAAGATGCTTACCGTCTAACCTACGAAGAACTTATAGCTCCAATTATTAAAGCTATCCAAGAACTAGAAGAAAGAGTAACAACATTAGAAAATAAAGTTGAATAATCGAATAAAAAGTATTATATTCTAAGTTATGAGAAAAGTTTTGATAGGAACACCGTCTTATGATGGAAGAATAGACGTATGGTTTGCCAACTCTCTTCTCAGGACAGTTAAGATAGCAGAAAAAGAAAATATTTTTGTACACGCTATCTACACCTCTTACGATTCATTAATTCAGCGTGCTAGAAATAGCCTAGTCCGTATTGCCCTACAAGGAGGGTATGACGATTTATTTTTCATAGATTCAGACTGCGAATGGGAGCCGGAATGGTTTTTCAGGTTATTAGATAGGCCCGAGCATATAGTGGGCGGTGCTTTAATTAAAAAATCTGAGAAAGAAGGATACACTGTAAAATTAGTAGACAAAAATCTAAAATGGTCTGAAGATAAAAAGCTAATAGAAGTAGACGGGGTAGGAACAGGATTTATGAAAATATCTAGATTTGCACTTGAAAAGCTTTGGGAGGTATCTGATCCTTACATGTCTGAAGGAGAAGAACATAGAATGATCTGCGATATAAAAGTAGAAAACGGCAATCTGATTTCAGAAGATTACATCTTAGGAAACAAATGGAGAGAGTTAGGGTATAAGGTATGGCTCGATCCTACCATAACCCTCAATCACATTGGGGTTAAGAAATACAAAGGCGATTTTAATAGATTTATAAACAAACTTGGATATGCTTGATAAACCAATGGGCGGTACAGAATTAATGTACGAAGAACTTATGCGTCGTCTTCCTGAAGAGGTAAAAGAGAGAGTATCAATTTTTACCTACCCAGCTTATGCTGATACTTTAAAACCGACTATCTACTGGAATCAGCTATCTTACGATCAACCCGCTGTACAGCTTCTTTCTGATCCTGCAAATATAGAAAAAATAGACCAGTTTGTGTTTGTAAGTTACTGGCAAGCTGAACAGTTTAGAAAACTTTTCGGAGTTCCGGGCTTTAAAACAGAGGTAATAAAAAATGCCTGTATCGGTGTAGAGCAGAGACAATCTGGAAAACGAGATAAAGTCAAGCTATGCTACACCTCTACTCCTTGGCGAGGATTAGACGTATTGCTAGCAGCGTGGGAAAAATTAAATCCGCAAGACTGTGAACTACATGTATTCTCTAGCACTAAAATTTACGGCAAAGACTTCGCTATCTCTACAGCAGGAAACTACCAAGATTTATTTGACAAATGCGAACAGCTACCTGGTGTAGTTTATAGAGATTATGTATCTAATGAAGATCTTAGGAAAGAGCTTCCTACGTTTGATATTTTAGCCTACCCGAACACTTTTGAAGAAACTTCTTGTATTGCTGTTATTGAAGCTCTTTCAGCAGGTTTGAGAGTGGTTACATCCGATCTAGGCGCTTTACCGGAAACAACCGAAGGATGGGCTAGAATGTATCCCTATCTAATGGATAAAGAAAAGCACGCCGAAGTATTTGCTCAAATTCTAGCAGAAGAAATTGAAAAGATTAAATCTGGAGAATTAGATACACACCTTGACCAGCAAAAATTAATTTATGCTCCAAGATGGAGCTGGAATGAAAGAATAAATCAATGGACAAACTTTTTAAATACGTTCATCCGAAACGTGTCCTTGACATCGGAGCCTGTCTCGGAAACTTCACCAAGCAAGTCTACTTCCGATATCCAGAATGTAGGATTATAATGGTAGAGGCTAATAGGAATTGCGAGCCAGCCCTCCGTCTGCTCGGAAAGCCTTACGATATTATAGCCCTCTCCGATAAAGAAGGCTTTGCAGATTTGTACGTTGAAAAGATTAATCCAACCGCAACCGGTGCCTCCCTCTACAAAGAAAACACTGAATGGTATGCAGAAGGAAAATACGAGACTATAAGAACACCCACTGCAACTCTCGATAGCCGGAATTATTTTAATGGAGAACCTATAGATCTTATTAAAATGGACGTACAAGGTTCTGAATTAGATATTCTAAAAGGCGGTGAAAAAACCATGAAAAATACGTCTTATGCACTTCTAGAACTGTCTCTGGTTCAATATAATCAAGGAGCTCCTTTGATTGGAGAGGTGGTAGATAAGATGATAGAATACGGGTTTTGCATGGTAGATATTTTAGAATATCACAGTTTTCCTCACCTCTACGATGGAGCAATCTTTCAGCTTGATATTCTCTTTAAAAAACTCCCCTATTTATTATAAAGATACTACATTATGCTTTTTGGAAAAATCGATCCAGTTCTTAGCCTAGCCACGCAAGACACTCTCTTTAACCCGTCTCCGGAATTTATTACCGGCTCTTATATGACAGCTGTAGCAAATCAATACCCGCTAGGAGCTAATGAAGTAAACTTTCGCGTATATTACGGAAATTTTATTTTTGAAGAGGAGAGTGTAGTTGGCTTTCAAACAGTACACGCCGATAATGTAGTTCTATCCGGATCAGCTATTGCAAATTGGGGAACTGACGATTCTACAATCTTAAATGCTATTGCAACCGAACAAGGTACAACTATAGTTGAGACGGTGAATAGTGGTATAAGACCTAACTAATAATAAAGTACTTAGTTAAATTAAATTGGTTTTAAATTTGTTATGCCTAAAAAGATTTTTTACAACAGCTCCCTACCTAGAGCAGGATCTACACTCATTCAAAACATCCTAGGACAAAATCCTGATATTCATACAACGCCTACCTCTGGTTTGTATGAAATGTTAGTTGCCTGTAGAACTATTTTCACTGATGGGATTGAGTTTAAAGCTCAAAACACCACTCAAATGGAGACCGGATTTAGGTCTCTTTTAAAGTCCGCTATCTACGGTTTTTATGAACCGCTTACGGACAAACCTTACGTAGTAGATAAGTGCAGAGGATGGGGATCAGAGTACGAGTTTATTAATGCATTCGATCCTAATCCTAAGATCATTTGCATGATTAGAGATATTAGAGCAATCTATGCTTCGTTAGAGAAGAAATATAGACAGAATCCTTTAATTGATCACCATATTGCAAACTGGGGTAACTTAACAGGTACTACAACGGATAAGAGAATGACGGTATGGTCTGCTAATCCGCCCATCGGCCCTTCGATGGATAGACTCTATCAAATACTCGTTCAGGGATTACATAAGAACATACTTTTTATTAAGTTCGAAGAACTTTGCCTGGATCCAGATACACAACTAAAGCGTATCTACGAATATCTTGAGCTTCCTTATTATAAACATGACTTTAAAAATATTCCGCAAATTACACACGAAGATGATAAATGGTATGGAATATTTGGCGATCATATTATTAGAGGGGAGCTTAAGCCTGTAAAAAATGACTTCTACGAAGTACTAGGAGTTAATGCCTGTAAAATGCTGGAGGATAATTACAGGTGGTTCTTTAACGACTTTGGATATCAAATTTAAACATAATGCAAGTAGGTTACAAAACAGAAACAGATTTATTAAAAGAAGAAAAAGTAGCGGTTTTGGAAGACAGATCAAATAACAGCTCCAAGTATGTTGTATGGCATATTGAGGGCGGACTAGGAAAAAATGTTGCTGCAACAGCACTCATTTCATCTGTTAAGAAAAAATACGCAGACAGGAAATTAATATTAGTAGTTTCTTATCCAGAAGTTTTTTTGAATCACCCTGACATTTTCAGAGTATATAGAGTGGGGATGGTTTCTTACTTTTACGACGATTTTATTAAAGGAAAAGATACTATTATTTTTAGACATGAGCCTTACTTTCAGTCTGATCATATTACAAAGAAAAAACACTTGATTGAAAACTGGTGTGATCTTCTTGGCATCAAATATGAAAAACAGCAGCCGGCTCTTTACCCGAATCTTATACAGAGAGATATAATGTATAATTGGAAGAGAGAGAAGCCAACTATGATAATTCACTCCAATGGAGGGCCTCTGCAACAAGACTCGGTCTATTCTTGGACTCGAGACATGCCATACGGTATTGTACAAGCACTCGTAGATAGGTATGCAAACAATTACCATATCATTCAGGTAGGTAGACACGCAAATCACTCAATACCTGGAATTGAGTTCGTAAATCAGCCTATGACCAATCACGAGCTGTTCTCTATGCTTGCTCTTTCTGAAAAACGCGTGCTAATCGATTCTTCTTTACAGCATGCAGCAGCAGCTATGAAGCAAAAATCTACCGTACTCTGGGTAGGAACTTCTCCTAAAAATTTCGGATACGATATGCATACAAACCTCGTAGCCAAGCCTCCAAAAGGAAATACTAAGATGGTTGATGCTTATCTATTTGATTATTCTTTTGATGGAATCGCTCACGAATGTCCTTATAATGATGTAAGTGAGATGTTTGATCTAAACGATATTTACAAAGCAATCGATAGAACATGATTATAGTTTTATTTGGACAGCCCCACTGCGGTAAATCTACTCTAGCTAACGCGTTAGAAAATATTAACACCTGCAATATAGATGGAGATCAGCTACGAGATCTTTTTAAAAATAAAGATTTTAGCCGGCAAGGAAGACTCCGTAATTTAAATCGGGCTAGTGATATTGCTGTTTATATGAATAGTTTAGGTTTAAATGTAATCCTGTCGTTAGTATATCCTTATAAAGAAGCTAGAGACTACTTAAATAGCCTCAACGATAACGTAAAGTGGGTGTACCTAACATACAAAGGAGAAAGAGGTAGAGAAAAATTTCATGTAGAAGATTTTGAAATTCCAACAGAAGAGCGTATATTACATTTAGACACTTCTGAACTGTTAATTGCGGAATGTGTCGATGCAATAAAACGTTATACTAATGAAGAACTACCTAGCAAAAGCGCAGAGTAAGTCCGGTAAGTGGGCGATGTTTATTGGACGCTGGCAACCCTGGCATCCTGGTCACCGTTGGCTTATTGATCAAGCTCTCGAAGAAGGAAAGAAAGTACTCCTATGTATTCGGGATGTTCCTGTAGATGAAAAAAATCCCTGGACAGCTGAGGAAATTCTTATGAATCTATCTAACGAGCTGATAGATCTAATAAGAGATGATAAACTACGTATAATAAAGATTCCAGATATCGAATCTATTAATATCGGAAGAGGAGTTGGATATGATGTTATCGAATACGTACCCCCGCAAGACGTACATGACATATCTGCTACAAAGATTAGAGAACAAATGAAAGCTGAAGGGAAGTTATGATAGACGTTAAGGTAAGGTGGAATACACAATGTACAGATAATCATAATTTCTGGCGAATTATAATCGACGGACAAGAGCGAATATGTTCAAACGTAATATTTCAACTACCTGTCCATACTACTCGTGATATAGTTTACGATTCTTTGAGAAATCAGGAAGTAGATAAACATCACATTAGCTGCCAAGCAGTTGAAGTTATTTGGAAAGGAGACGTAGTAATAGTAAGATGATAGTAGAGAAGAAACGACATATAGCTAAAACTATTAGTTACCGGGTTATCAGCACCCTAATCGGATTTATAGTCATGTGGCTAGTTTCTGGATCTGTGAAAGTAGGAGCAGCATTCGGGATCGCCGAGTTAGTTTATAAACCAATCCAGTACTATATTCACGAAAGAATCTGGTATAGATGGGTTACTTACGGTCTTAAGAAAGAAGAAGATAGAAAAGCTTAATTCTGCAGATTTATTAGCTATTTATATATTAGATCCCATAAATACAGCGCTATTTATTACCAAACAGTAAAACATGATACTTACAAACATTCTCAACAAACTGAAGAGCCTTTTCGTTAAGCCTGAGCCTAAAGTAGAGACTCCTGTTGTAGAAGTACAGCCTACTGAAGTTAAAAAACCTCGCAAAAAAGCGACTAAAAAAGTTACAAAATAAATAAACACATGGATACCAAAAAACTCACTCCAGAGGAATTACAAGAATTTCAAGCAAACAGACAAGGTGCCGCACGTCTTGCCGCCGTTCTCGGTGAATTGCATTATCAGAAAACTCTACTAGATCTCGAACTCGAAGACTTGAAAGAAGCTATTAGAGCTAATGCTCTCAAGCAGCGCGATCAATTGAAGCAGCTCGGAGAGAAGTACGGAGACGGCACTATTAACCCGGAAACTGGCGAAATCACGTTACTACCTGCTTAATAGAGTACTCCTTGGGAATAAATTAGGTTTTGCCTTTACAGACTGATATTTATTACTAGAAATAAATCATTAAAATGGCAGAAGCATTAATTTCACCAGGTGTATTCTTAAGAGAGAACGACCTTTCCCAAATAACCGCCGGTCCCGTAACAGTAGGAGCCGCCTTAATCGGCCCGACTGTAGTAGGAAGACCCAATATTCCAACGCTTGTAACTTCGTATTCTCAGTACAAAGCTAGATTCGGAACTACTTTCGTTTCTAACAGTAATACCTACGAATATCTAACTTCGCAAGCGGCTTACAACTACTTTCAGCAGGGCGGTACTTCATTACTCGTAACAAGAGTTGCTAGCGGATCTTATACCGCAGCAACTTCTTCTTTTATCCCCTGTAATCTTTCTGGACAGACTCCTTTCGTTCTAGAAACCCTATCAGTAGGTACTCTTATGGATAATAACCAGGGTGCTACTACTGCAGTTAATGGTGTTCTACCTTCAGGATCCACTAACAATATTAGATGGCAGGTAACTCAAGCCGATTCTGCTTCTGGAGTCTTCACCCTCCTTATTAGAAGGGGTGATGACTATACCGCTAATCAGACCGTACTTGAGACTTGGACTAACCTTTCTCTCGATCCTAACCAGAACAACTATATCGCCTATGTAATCGGCGATCAAACGCAGACTGTAGCTACTGATAGCGATGGCCAGCAGTACCTGGAGATCACCGGAAGCTATCCTAACGCTTCGCTTTATGTTCGCGTTAGAAACGTTAATCTACCGACTCCAAACTACTTAAATCCTCAAGGCCGTCCTTATTCTCAGTACACGGCTTCTATTCCTTTGAATGGTAGTGGATCTCAAAACGGTGCTTTTGGCGGCGCAATCGGCGCACCTTACGGATGCTTCGGTATTGCCTCGTTAAACTTGTTTGAACAAATTCCAACAATAACCTCAACACCCCTAACCCCCACGACAAACATACAGGGAATATTCCCCCAAGATTACGTTACTGCAATTAACCTACTATCTAACCAAGATCAGTACGTCTATGATGCAGTTTACGCTCCTGGCGTAACTAATCAAAATGCTACTTCAATTATCAGTAGTCTTCTTGCCATGGTTCAAGAGCGCGGAGATGCTATCGCAGTAGTTGATATGGTTGGATACAATCAAGCTATTACTTCTGTAACTACTGCCGCTCAGTCTTACGATAATAGCTACGGTGCTACTTATTGGCCCTGGGTTCAGGTTCGTTCAATTGAAACTGGACGTCTCAACTTCGTACCTGCTTCAGTAATTATCCCTGGAGTATACGAGTACAACGACAGAGTAAGTGCTGAGTGGTTTGCACCTGCAGGTCTTAACCGCGGAGGTCTTCCCACTGTAATTCAGCCTGAAAGACGCCTTACTGTAGGTCAGCGTAACACGTTGTATACTGGAAGAGTTAACCCAATTGCAGTATTCCCCGGTCAAGGTACCGTAATATACGGACAAAAGACTTTACAGGCTCGTGCTTCTGCACTTGACAGAGTAAACGTCCGTCGTCTATTGATTGCTCTTAAGAGCTACATTGGACAGATTGCACAAACTCTCGTATTCGAGCAGAACACTGCAGTTACCCGTAACAGATTCTTATCTCAGGTTAATCCCTACCTCGACTACGTACAACAACGTCAAGGTCTTTATGCCTTCCGTGTTGTAATGGATGAGACTAATAATACTCCGGATGTAATCGATAGAAACTTACTAGTAGGTGCTATTTATTTACAGCCGACTAGAACTGCGGAATTCATTCAATTAGACTTTAATATCTTACCGACTGGAGTATCCTTTGGTCAATAATTTGAAATCAACAATCGATGAAAAATAACACAAAAATCAGATTGCACTTATCTAAGCAATTATTTGAATCACTTACTAAGCAAGTAATTGCTGAAGCTAAGACCAAGCACTACGGTGCAGGTATGGAAGAAGTTAAAGCTAAGAAAGAAAAAGCTCCTAAGAAAGAGAGAATGGAAGAAATGGAGGATATGACAGCTGAAGCTCTTAATGTATCCAAAAATGATA